CGGATGTAATACTCGCCAAACTCCAGCACGTAGGTTTGCGTGACGGAAAACTGAAACGGGAACAGTCGGCACGCTTTGTCGTGGTGTCGCGCCTGCTGCTGGTAGACGGTGCCGGGGCGGCGCGTCCACGCGCCCTGCGTCAACGGGATGGCGTTCTTGCAAACCTGCAGCCCGTTCTTGTACTTGGCGATGTCCTGCCGGCCAAGCAAAAGAGGGCTGAGTTCGCCCGCGTTACAGGTATTCTGGATCAGGCTGGCACGGGCCATGTCAGCACCTGGCTGCCAGCCACGGGTCTTCCGGGAACTCCTGTGCGGCTTTCTCAATCGCCCCTACGCGGCGGGCTTCTGCGATGTCAGCCTTGTAATCGTCTTTGACACTTTCCTTGTCCGAAGTGCTGTCCGTTATTTCCTTGGCGCACTCCAGCGCCAGGCGGCCAGCGAAGGCTTCCACGAACAGTGGGTCGTAGTAGTTCGGGTCTTCGATGCGGGCGATGTATTTGATTTCCAGCGGGGCAGCATCTTTGCTGAGAATGTAGATGCCTTCAATCTTCCAATCGACTGCCGCGCCCGACTCGTCATCCCGCAGCAGGCGGATGAAGTCATTGGGCAGGCTGTAACGATTGTAGTCGCCCCACACCGGGTCGTCGCCATCGGCGGCGATAGAATCCCGTTTGATGGCGAATGACCAGTCGTAGCGGCGCAGTTCTGCGTCCCGCACCCGCTCGAACGCCGCGTTCATGCTGCGCGCGTTCGGCGTATCCTGGTCCAGACTGGAAATGCGTTTCGCACCCAGCTTTTGCAGGGCACGGTTTGCAATGGCGACGTTTGAGATGGCCATGTTATGCTGTCACCGCCTGAAGTTGTGCGCTAGATAATTGAGTTTGATAAATACGAACATTTCGGATGGTGCCGAACCAGTTCGTAGAGCCGTCAGTTAAATTCCCTATACCAATAGAAGTGCTCCCCATTCCGCCATCAAAGCTGTTAGAAGCAACCGCAGCGCCATCACCCGTCACCGATATTGTCGAGCCACCCCAAGACGATGCTCGCTTACGTGAGGCAGTTGACATATTGGTTAATCCGGTCTTAATTCCAGAATTAACGCCATCAAGAATACGGATTGTCGTATCCGCAACAGTTGCAGGACACCACAAGCAAGCTTCGCCAGCGCTAAACGATACAGCAGCGGAGGCTCCGCTTGTAGTCCATTGAGTAGACAATTCAGCATAAGCACTCCCCACGCTTGCACTTGCATTTCCACTAAACGGATAAGTCAAAACATCAGCGTTTCTCGTAACCGCTACGCCAGCAGTAGGAATAAACGAACTCGCAAAACTCCCAACCTCTAGTTGAACGAACTTACAAGAACCAGTTACAGTAAGAGTAAGACTGCCAGCGGTAGGCGTGAATGTCAGGCTTACTCTCTGCGGATAGGCTCCGGTTCCAACCAACGGGCCGGAAGTAGAAACGCCAGATAAGGTTATCGTTCCTGTTCCGTAAAAACTTAAAGTATGAGCAACTGCCGTAACCGTCACCGATTGCGTAGAAAAGTCTGTTCCGTCAATCAGTGAGTTAAGGACAAGATTCGTCCTCGCCCCCTCCGCGAGATACCCCATATAAGCTAACGTAGTCGGGTCGTAATAACTCCGAGCCGTTCCACTCGCTACTGAAACAATCAATCCAGCAGAATTAACCGTGGTCGCTGTCGTTGCTCTTGTGAACGTGGGAGATTGCGAGGCGCCCGCGCCGGATGCGACGAGCGACACTTCGCCGCTGCCCTTGTCGGCAAACGGCGCGTAGAAAGTTTGACCAGACGTAAGGAGCGTAGACAGCGCGCTCCCGACGTTGTTCGCCATGAGTCTCCGACGGAGATCCATGGTTTAATCCGGACTCTTGCGAAGCCGGAGGGTAATGTCGTACGTTGCGCCGGAAACGGCACCTGCGGTCGTCAGCAGGATGTCCCGTTCGCCAGTGGCAGTGCGTGGATCAGACAAACCGCGCTTGGCGTAGGCAAAAGAGTCGCCGCGGAAATCGTCGTAGCCGGAACCGCTCAGTGCCAGGGCGACCACTGCGGAAGTCGTGCCCCACAGGACGCGCACTGACGTGAAACCTTGGATGTTCCAACGGACTTCTTCGATGTCCAAAGACGCCGGAACACCGCCGTCTTCTGCCGTCAGGGTCGAAATATCGACCTTGACAACTGCGCTCTCGCCGGTGGCGTCTGAGATATTCGTCAGATGGACGGTGATCCGTTCCGGCGATTCGGTAACAACCCGAGTGGTGACTGCATCAGCCATGTTGGCTCCTTACGACGCAGCCGTGATGGGCCACAGCTTGGCGGTTGAAATACGGTCGTGAATGATTTTCAGATGCGACAACAGGCGCTGCTTGCCTTCAATGCCGACAAACACTGCGTCATCCCAGTTAAACTGGCAAACACTGGAGTTGTCCAGCGTGCCGCCGGTGATGTCGAACGTAACGTCGTCGCCGTTGACATGCGGGCCGTTGGTGCCGGTGACTTGAACAGAGGCTACTGCCATGTGCTTCTCCCGAAAAAGGAACCCCGAGGGCCGAAGCCCCCGAGGTCAGTCGCCGTTATTCCGGCAGAACGTAGTCCACTTCCAACAGGTGCGCAATACCAGCACCCAGCGCGGTCACGATCGTCAGGGCAATGTCGAACTCAACATCGGCCGTTGCGCCGGCAGTGCCGATAGCCGTGGCGTAAGCCGTGGCCAGGTCTTGCGAACGCTCCAAGCTAGTCTGCACCGTGTCGATCTGGGTGCGATCTTTCTCGGCTGCCATGTTGTAAAGCGTGGCAAACACGTCGTCGTCAATGGCGATACCATCGGGACGATACAGGCCACACTTCACAGCACCGCTGGTGGTCGTCGCGCCGGTCAGGAAAATACCGGTAACACGGGCGCGCGCCGGGAGGCGAACGAACGTGTACCACTGGCCAGCCGTGCCGCCGGTGAACGACGCAGCGGCCAGGTAGCCTTGCGCCGTGCGGTGGATGCCGCCCTTTTCCAGCTGGTTGGTCTTGACCGCCGGGGTTGCCGACTGGTCGGTAACAACTTGCGAACTTGATACGAGTGCCATGTCAGCTTCTCCTTAGATCTGGTCGTCGCACGAGATGCGAATTTGCTTGCCCAGCTGCGTGCGGGTTGCGCCGAGGGTCATGGCGAGGTAGACTTGGGTCGCGTAACCCTTGTCCGCGCGCGGGCCAATCTCAGCCCGAACTTCGTCCCACATGCCGAGGTGCATACCAGACTTGAGCCACAGCGGGATCAAGCGGTTGCCGGACGTGACCGTCAGGCGCTCGGTGATGATGAAGTCCACGCCCATGAAACGCTTGACCTTGCCATCGACCAGAACCGCGCTGTTGCCGTAGTCCTTGTTGACGACTTGCATTTCCTTCAGCAGCGAGTCATGCTCGTAGCTGGAGATGGCGCCGTAGACGGACTCGTTCAGTTCGCCCTTGTTTGCCAGCATCAGCTTCTGGATGCCCGACTGCAGCTTGGCCACGTTCAGCGCCGAAGCGGTGCCGCCCGTGTTGACGCCCACGTCGTAGGTGCCGGAGCCGACAGTGCCGAAAGTTTCAGCGGTCGTGCCGTTTTCGCCGGTGTAGTTGGTGCCGAAGATCGCGGCCAGGATGATGTCATCCTTGACGCGGTTCATTGCGGCAGCACCTGCCATGGCGTACGGGCTGGTCAGTTCAACGATTGCGCGCAGCTGATCTTGCTTGTCGATCAGCGAAGCCCATTCGTAGTCGGTCGGGAAGACCCAACGCTTGTCTTGCGAGAGGTCCAGCAGCGGGGTGTCAGCGTGACGGCTGGTGCGCTGGACGGCCGTGGCGGAACCGAACTGTTCGACAGTGCTGGCAGCTTTGCCAACGTAACTGCCGACGGTGACGGCACCGGCCAGGCGGGAATCGGTTTGTTGCAGCAGCATCTCAACATTGGAACGATATTGTTGGACGCTAGCCACTGTTATGGAATCAGGCATGGTACTCTCCGTAAGTGTTTGGTTTTAAGTCAGTTTGTCCAATCTGGCTGGACTCGCCGGCTTGTCCCTTACGGGGGCCATGCAGGTCGATCACACTGCGGGGGCTTTCACCTTGTCCGCGTGACTTCCCTACAACTCCATATTACCACACTGCGGGCTACTTTTTCCCCGGCAACCCCAAGGTCTTGGCTACTTCCCCTTTCGGTGGAGAAATAATCCAATTAAACCAAGCACTTGCGATTTCCACCACCCCCTCGGCCTGTCCTTTCAGGTGGACCGTGGGGGTTTTGGCTGCCGCCTC